CACAAAATCAGTCACCAACCCAGCCACAAAACACAACAACCAAACCCAACCACGATCTACCACCACAAACCAAACCACAAAACAACCCGCCAAAACTAAACCCAAACTGAACACCGTTCAACTCACCCGAACTCAACACACCAAAACACATACCACGCAACCACGCACCAACAAACACAACACAAAACAAACCATGCCCAAACTTTCCAATTATTCATAGTGAAAATACCTCCATAAAAACAAGTAATAAATTTGACCCTGGTAATTATAACAAATATCGGCTATACTGTAAGTGTCAGTTAAGGGAAGGGGTAAGAAGATGAGTACCGATTATATTATTGATGATTACATTACATGTATAGAATCTTATGTTTACTATTTAGGTTATGAGATTAATGACGGTGATGCCGTTGAAGATTGTGCACGTCATTTAATGAACTGGTGCGAACACAACAATCACGATTTGTATAGTTTACCGTTACCAGAGTTAGAGCGTATTATCAAAATGTATTATCATAAAGATGAGGAGTAAGGGGTAAGAAATGAAACAACGTAGAATCAATTATTCACGTAACGGTTACATTAGTGATATGACTGTAGAAATAGTATTGATCGACGACGTTAAAATACCAGAATCAGCCATCAATAAAGCTCTAATGATCGCAATGAACTATCTAATTGAAAACATGGAAACAGAAGACCAGGAAAGCGCCGAATAGGCGCTTTCTTTATCGTAAATTCAATAGCTTGCACATCTTAAAATAATTCTCACGTAAAACAGGGCTTTCAAATCGCACTACCCCGTTAAGATATAATCTTTTCAACGTGCGTATAAATTCGCGTGAGTTCTCAACCGCTATCATGTTCAAATCGTAATCATCAATCGTTAATGCGATTACCTGTTTATCTGATGGTACTTTATCGTTAATAAAATAAATAAAACTACTCTCATCATACCAGCACGCGAAAACATAGTCGTTAAACTTAAACCCGTACCTATACTTAGCTGTAGAAGGCTTCTTAGCTATGAATTTATCTGTAGCGTTTGTAAATTTATTACCAGTAATATAATCGCCGTACTTAGTGCCATCAGCAATGGCACCGCCAATCGTGTTTAATGATTCATCTTGGAAAGCCTCAGGCGGCACATAGTCAATAAGTAATACAATATCGGATCCATCTTTCGTTTTGCCCAATTTATATTGAGTATACCCCTTTTTTGGCTCGTTGCTTATATGCAAGAATCGAAATAACGGATTAACTATATTGCACGAATTCGTGAGCAGAAAGAACGTAACATCACGTCTTTTACGTGAGATAGTAATAAGTAGCGACAATATCGCCCCTACTTCGTCAACCAAATAACCAGGCGGGCGGTTATTCTCTCTCAAGTATTCATCCCAAACGATATACTTTACCTTTGGAAATGGCACACCCTTATAATCTTGATAGCGCGAAGCTATTAAGAGATAACAGAACGTTCTCCATTCTGGCTTCTCTTTATCTTTAGGGCGCTTTGCTATCTGATATTCAGACCCTACCAGCCTGAATACATAGCCCTTGAAATCATCATCGGTAGCAACATCAGAAAACACATACTTCTTAACAGCCTTTAATTCTGGCTCATAGCGTCTAATATAAACGCATTCCTCGCCATGTTTAATGAACCGTTTAACACAATGTTTTAACGTTGTGTACGTCTTACCGATTGAACGAGCGCCAGCTACCATTACAATGCTCGCATTGTACGAAAGCGCCTTATTTATGTTCCAATACTTACTCATGACTTAGATATTAACATATCGCCTCACTTGCCAGCTATTCCAATTATAATTACCCGCACAATAGGCGTTAGCATCTTCACGCAATTTCGGCCCTTGTCCTGAGCCGTGTCCTATACATTGATTGTTGCCAATATACATTTCAACGTGCGTGGTATTAGACCCATAACCAAAAATTATTAAGTCTGCAGGCTGCATAATATCTTCTGGTAGGTTGCCGCCGCTTCCCGTTGCTATCTGTTGCCCCTGTTCGGCTTGGGCTCCTGTCCAGGTGCCTATTTCAAGGCCGCAAACTTTCTGATAGCAGTACCAGCAGAACCCGCTACAGTCGGTGTATCCTGACGTTTCAGGTGATAGCCGCCCCGCGCCCTGGCTATACTGAAACTTACCTAAACAGCTTTTGGCAAACTCCACTAATTGCTGCTGCGCTTCGGTGCCTGTTGCCGATCCGCCGCCCGTGTTGCCTCCTGTAATTGCTTCACCCGTGTTATTAAGTGCAGGTTTCCATGTTTGAGGTGAAACAGGTACGCATACAAGCCCGTTTTCTAGTCCGTCGGTGCCATATATTGTTAACGTATTATTGTATAACGTGATATGAGATATAACGTTCGCTAATTCTTGCGTGCCTGAATTTTCGCCGCCCTCACCCGTTCCAGCGCCGCCGTTTTGCCCAAAATCGGGGGGCATGCTTTCGCCGTCCCATTCGTTCAAACGGTTGTAAACGGTGGTATAGCGGGTGCGATACTGCCCTAGTACGCCGTTGTTTAAGCATACTTGGTAAATTCTATCAAGCGTGGCACTTCCTCCCGCGGTTGCCACCACATCGCCAGCACGGGCGGGCGATTGATGATACATGCTCATAGCGAAAATTAAGGGCTTGGGGTTGTCTTGCGACAACCCCCACCCCTCAAGCGTTGAAATATAACCCTCAAAATCGGATATAGCTTGGTCTTCTTGAACAATATGAGATTCGGTAGAGGCGAAAGCGTTCGAAACACTTTCGCCCTCGGTTTGATTTAAGTATCGAGAATTCCAGTACCCGCTATTTTGATCGTTGCTTGCGAGCGAGCTCTTCAAGCTATCAGCAAGCATTTCGAAATCGGTCGGACGCTCCGATTGCATACGGTTTAACAACGCGGCGGCGCGTGTTCCGTACCATTGCATCATACCAATAGTAATAGGATCGTTATAGTTGACTATTTGCCAATTCCAATTACTCTCTACTTCGCCTATTACATACATGGCGTAATAGCATATTGTCCGGGTATCAGGCATTATTACGCCCCCGTGAACTCTACAGGCGTACCCAGAATCCTAATAGAATTAATAATGTTAATAGTCATTGCATTTTTGTTGGACGTGGTGGTAGAGGATCCGTAATAAAGATAAATATATCCATCAGAACCGATAGCGAATGCTGTTGAAAGTGAAGCAACTGCGGCTCCATCTTGCGACACAACGCCCGAGCAGTCGAATGTATGAGCTTTGGTGATTGATGGAATGCGAATAAGCGTTTTAATCCCGTAGTAACCACTTGCTCCAGGAATAGCCACTCTGGTCTGCTGCCTGTCAAATTGAACACGTCCCGTAATGTTGATAATCGACCCTGCACTATTGACCATTACCGTTAGATATGATGCGCTTAATGCATTGGCATGAATAGCGGTACTATTGTAAGTCTTAGAAGACAACACAAACGCATTATTAATATTATCAATCTTAGTATTAGCTGATTGAAGCCCCGTTTGCAACGTGCCAATATTACTATTAGCAGTATCAAGGCCAGACTGCACCGTTGAAATGTTACCATTAGCGGTGGACATTTGGGACTGTAGTGCGGTAATTTGTGAGCCTTGCGAGCCAGTTAAAGTCTGCAAGGCGCTAATTTGCCCCTGCATTTCGGTAATTGTTTCAGTCGGGACAAGCCCCGCCACGCTTGCAAGTGCTGCATCGGTAGCGTTTGCTAGTGCGTTGTAATCGGTCACCAAATCGAATAGCGCTGTATTATCAAGTGTTGGTAAAGAGTAGTTAGTAGTAGCCATTATTCCTCCTCAATATAGGCAAGTGCACCGTATTTTTTAAGATCGCTCCAAGTGTGAATGGTCTTAGGGGTGCTCGGTGTATATATTGTATCATCAATCGGGTAAGGCTTGCCAGGCGTACCCAGAATCCTAATAGAATTAATAATGTTAATAGTCATTGCATTTTTGTTGGACGTGGTGGTAGAGGATCCGTAATAAAGATAAATATATCCATCAGAACCGATAGCGAATGCTGTTGAAAGTGAAGCAACTGCGGCTCCATCTTGCGACACAACGCCCGAGCAGTCGAATGTATGAGCTTTGGTGATTGATGGAATGCGAATAAGCGTTTTAATCCCGTAGTAACCACTTGCTCCAGGAATAGCCACTCTGGTCTGCTGCCTGTCAAATTGAACACGTCCCGTAATGTTGATAATCGACCCTGCACTATTGACCATTACCGTTAGATATGATGCGCTTAATGCATTGGCATGAATAGCGGTACTATTGTAAGTCTTAGAAGACAACACAAACGCATTATTAATATTATCAATCTTAGTATTAGCTGATTGAAGCCCCGTTTGCAACGTGCCAATATTACTATTAGCAGTATCAAGGCCAGACTGCACCGTTGAAATGTTACCATTAGCGGTGGACATTTGGGACTGTAGTGCGGTAATTTGTGAGCCTTGCGAGCCAGTTAAAGTCTGCAAGGCGCTAATTTGCCCCTGCATTTCGGTAATTGTTTCAGTCGGGACAAGCCCCGCCACGCTTGCAAGTGCTGCATCGGTAGCGTTTGCTAGTGCGTTGTAATCGGTCACCAAATCGAATAGCGCTGTATTATCAAGTGTTGGTAAAGAGTAGTTAGTAGTAGCCATTATTCCTCCTCAATATAGGCAAGTGCACCGTATTTTTTAAGATCGCTCCAAGTGTGAATGGTCTTAGGGGTGCTCGGTGTATATATTGTATCATCAATCGGGTAAGGCTTGCACCGCGCCAGTACCTGCTCGAAATTGCCAAATGTGACTAATCCAAGAAGCACCGATGCGTAAAACGCAAGCTGGTAAAGAGTCCAATCGTGCAAGGCTGTTGTTACTTGTGAGTAAGTCATCTCACTATACTTAGTCTTAAATTCTTCATACGTTGCAGCGTATGGCCGTGCTGCATTGAACAGTTGCTTATTGATATAGGGTGCGTATTGTTTATTACCATCTACCACGGGGGATATCCACATACTAATACCCGCATAAATATTAGTAATTCGCTCGTCCAATTCCTCGTAGTTGTCAGTTATTTTATTCTTCAACACATTGTATAACGCGTCGGCATATTCTTTGGCCTGCTCTAGGTTATCAGCTAACCCAGCGTCTAAGATAGATTGCGAAACCGCCTCGTCATTGATTTTTAAAAGCGCTTGCAAAAGCCATTGTATCTGGTCTTCCAATCTAATTGCATATTTCCAACTTGGCGGCAACGGGTATTGATAGCCCTGGTAAGCGAAATCAAAGTCACCAGGGTAATTAAGCATGCTCATTTACGATACCTCCTTACTAGTAAGCTTGAATAAAACAAGGTTCCAACACACCGAAAACGATTTGTAGCGCATTGTTAACACCTGAAAGCCACTCACTTAAGGCCGTTGATACCATGTTATTAATACCATAGTGCGTCGCTTCCGTGACTGCATTGTTGGTATTGGTCCCTGTCGATTGTGTAACGTTAGTCGCGTAATTCTCCCCGCCGTTTTCGTATAAGCGATTTTGCGGGGTGTTAGAAAATATCTGTTCGCTTTCGTTTCCCGCGTTGTTAGTCGTGGTCGATTTATCGCCCGTCATGTATGAAAGCCAACTTTCGTCTTGCGCTGCTTTTTCAAGCGCCACGAAAACGGGGTTAATCGATGGCATATTTTCGTCTAACGCTCTGTTTAGATAAAACACAAATTGCGTTGACGTTTGAGCACTGATTTTCCTGTAACGAAAATGATTAATAATCTTTTCGTTTAACCAATCACGCTTGCTCTCGTCCCAAATCGGGTAATCTCTCATGCCCAAATCGCAACCGTAAAGCCTAATAAGGCTGTCCACATCGGGCGTATCATAGTAATTATCATAGCTACCAGCTACTAACATTTTATAACCACCCCTCGTTGCCTGTTAGTGTTGGGTAACGTGCGTCATCGGGCTCCGCCATATGAGGCACCGCCCATGAAACGCTAATTGGTTTGTCAAGCTCAAATGTTCGATTAACTTCCTCGCAGAAACGTTCACGGCACATCAGACGAGAACGACGCAAGAGCATAATCTGTTCGTTGTTGCTCATTGCTTCCTTAGTCTGCACGCGTTCGCGCTTCTCTGTGTTGGAATTATCAGCGCCGAATATTGTCATCGCGAGGTCGAGAATTTTCTTTTGATTGTTGAAAATATCCTCTGCTACATAGGGCGCTTGCGTTTGCATTACTTCAGGCGTTCCCGTTCCTGGTGCGTCATTCAAATATATTACCTGGTCGTTGCGCTCAAGCTTGGAATACAATTCCTGATTAGACTTAAGCGCCTGTTCGCTCGTACGCATAATGTAGGGCGTGCGCTGTGCACCTGTGTTTAAGTCTGCTATTGCGTCATACTTCGCCAAACGACGCGCGAAGTACTTAATATGTGAATTGAGGGGGGTACGCCGCATGTTGTCGAAGCCGACTACACAATCACGCGGCCTATAGGTGATTTCTTCCCCCTCTCCTGCAATTCCCCACGGTTGGTTGTGCCTAATCCAAGTACGCCCTACAGGGCTTACTAGTGTAACCTCGTTAGGATTGTAGTATAGGTTATACGTATCAACAGGGGTACACTGCGCAAATAGATAACCGCCACTTTCCTGAAACAGTCCACCCATACCCCAGTTGAGAAATATGAACTCAAGCGCGCGGGGGTCGATACCTGCGGGTAAGTTTTCCCACTTAAAAGCCGCAAGGGCAATGTTTGACAAATAATCTTCCCAGAACATGAACGCTTGATTGTCGTAGTATTCATACTTATTGGAATACTTCTCGCGGATCCAATTGCGCCCTATTGCCATATCAGACAACGGAATAGGGTAGTCTATAGGGTATTCCCCAGGCTTTAATTGCTTAGTCATATAACACACCCCCTAACGGTTCATTATCGGCAATATCTATATTACCAATTTTAGTCGCGTCTCTCCACACGGTAACGCCTTTTTCAAAGATGCCGCGCAGTGTTTCTTTAGCTCCCTCATCTGCTTTCGAGCAGTTAAGGTATACCTCTTTGCATTGCCAGTAGGTGAAATTATCCATACAATTAAGATTATCAGGCAAAGCCATAAATTCATGGATCGCGTAACCATAGCGAAGAAAATACTCTCCTACGACGTGCTGCATATTGCTATTGATATTCTTAAAACGGATCGCGATTTCGAAAATTCCGTTACACAAATTAAACCCGTCGCCGCCTTGCTGACCGATAACGCTTGGCTGTGATAGTGCCATGTCTTGCACGGTCGCATTAATTCCCGCGATTGCGTTCTGGTAATCGCCTTGCGCTGCCCACTGTGCAAGGTCTGCATTTTGTGTCGCAAAACCAGACTGTAGCGCCTGATTGTTGTTAAATTGCTCATTAGCCGCCCAATAATCGACCCCCGCTCCGACAAGCCCCATAACAGCGCCACCAACATTGCCGCCCGTTAGATTGCCTACGGTGCCCAATGCAGCGTTAGCGATTCTGCTTGCATTCTGCACATCCATGTTAGCTTGATTATTGGCTAATTGTTGTTGAGCCTGGCTATAGCTTAGTTGTGTACTCGCGTTAGACTTGTTAAGTGCCCAGCCCGCTCCGCTGTATTGCCAATTACGCGTGTTTACTGTTGTAGCCTGATAAAGTATGTAATTGTCATTAACAATACTAAACGTAGGCAAATTGTTAAACCACAACGCATTGTCTATATAGTTTTCGGGGCGATAGGTCCCCTCTCGTCTTGGCTCGGTGTCATCCAAGACAAAATAATAATAATCTTCGTCATCTGGCAAATTGCCATTTAATCCAACGTCGCTGCCATAATAAGGAACATAAAACGCAAGACGCATATAAGGCGGAGCGGCACATGCCACCTGTCGCAATGCTAGCGCGTTTTCGTTAGTAAGTTCGGGTTTTAACAATAACGGGCTACCAGTGTAATTGGTAAGCTCAATTACAGAATACGGGTAGCATAACAATTTCTTTAGATTCCTATAACGTCTGCTTATGGATTGACCTAGACGATTAGCGAGTGATTGTTTGTCGCTCCAAAACTCCCCTTCATCGGGGGTAGTGCCTAGAAATCGTGCGTTCACGCCGTTTAATTGCACGTCGGGGCCATCTGTTAGAAACGCTTTAGGAAAGAGGGTAACAGATAGAATTGTTCGTGCTACCCATGGAGCCTCACGCAAACGTTCGCACAAGGTCTTGTAATTATCCGGGTTTACTTCATAAACGTTACAGGATGAAATAATACCATCGGTAAATTGTCCATCCGACGTTCTGAAAGATGGATTAGTAACCGTTCCCCAATCGGCTGCAAGGTCCCCCGTCGATTGAATAATCAACGAAAGACCGTTCAAATTCTCCGACCCCTCCGAACGGTTTACCGACAAATTAAGCACTTGCACGTCTGTTATATTGTATTCATTTCCAATGTCTAGCGATTCTGGCACCGAACAATAGCGCCGCCATGTATAGGGCGCGTTGTTATTGGCAACATTACAACTTGCCTGTATTGCGGCGTGGCCTCTCACTACAAACGCTTGGCTAATACGGAAATTAAACAAATAAGTTTGAAACACGTCTAATTGTAGCGTGATAGCCGTAGTAGAAGGATTAACCATTGCCACCGACGTAATAAAGTAATACAGCTTAGGAGGTGTTACTTCTCCTGGCACGGGCTGTTCAGGGTTTTCAACAACGCAATAATTATAGGTGTAGGCCGCGCTATAGGGTAGACCTAAATTAATAGGCTCGTTCGGTTTTAGATATGAGTAATTTTCAAGCGTCAAAGCGTCACTATGTAGTGATGCGAAATAATTATCCCTCGTTTCATGGTCGGCAAACGATACCACATCTTTATAAGAAGAATCCCACGTTACGCGGCATAACGTAACGCGGGACTGTGCAGGCCATGACGAGGGGGTGAAAGAAGTTTTCATTGTTCCCCCTAAATTTGTTTAACCCGCTGAATAACCTACTTTGTGCAATTCAAGGTTAGCAAGCTTGGTCTTATTAGCTGCTGCATAAGCCGTAATATTGAGCGTCTCATAGGTGCTATTACGTGACACGTGTAATACATTCTGATCGTCTACATAGGTGCCAGTATCAGGGCTGATAACGTTAGGAGCTGCTGCGCTGGTATCAGTCGGAGCGGTCGCGCTCATGTCGGTAATCAGATAAAACACCGCTTCATCGTTCGTGCTATCGCTATAGGTAACCTTCGGGGTAAGTTCGATTTCTGCGCCTGGCTCGAGAACTGCGTTGTTGGCTACTGAATTAGTAAGTGCAAGGGTTACACTCGTTACGGTTTTAGCGGCAACCGTGCCTAAATTATCTTCTTCCGTCGAAGAGAATAACAACATATTGCGCATATCAGATAACGCATAAGTGCCCCAGTGATGCAAATAGCTGATCCAATCGCGGGTTCGTGGATTATAAATTGTATCGTTTGCTACCAGATTATCAGCACAAATATAAGCGCTTGCATCAATAAGCACCGCCTGAGCGCCTGCGATGTCAAAGTCATCAACTACTATGGTACGGTCTGCGATGAAATTCGCTTTATCCATATGGAAAGCAGCGGCCAAAACTTCAACGTCAAAATAAGCAAAGAATGCAGGCGTGCCCAGAATTACCAGCTCGTCACTAGATACGGGCATATGCTTTGGATTGTACTGCGTCTTAATAAAGTCGCGCATCATTAAATAATGCTCACGCATTGCAACCGCAATTTCTTTTCCTGCGGCTTCTTTGTCACTGGCTGTTGCAATGTCTGGCACTTTAACCGTCGGCATAGTCCAGGCATCGTGCGCACCCTTTACGAGATTGCGCATGATCAAGTATTCGTCCCATTGATCGGACTTTAACGGCATTGCCAAAATGTCATTAATCATGGATGACAAACCGCCGTCGTTTACAAACGCCTGTCGCAACTGGTCGCGATTGTAGCGCATTGGGTAAACGTCTTGGCGGTTTACGCTGTAGTAATTTACCTCAATGTCAGGCTTTGGAGCTCCGAACGGATTAGTATTGTTGGGGTCGTAATGTTCGGCCTGAATTAATCCGCCCTGAATTTCCTGGATCATACCGCCGAATTGCTGTTCTCCTCGCTTCAATGGCGCGAGCGAATTACGGTAAGAATTCGTTTGAAACACCGTTAAGCCAATACGGTTTACCAGTAAGTCACAGAATTCATTCATAATTGGGCTATACGCATCGAGCGTTTCAAAGATACGCGCAATGTTTCCACGGGTAGCCGCGGGGATACGTTCCTGATAGCCCGCCGATGCTTCACTACGTACCATGTTAAGCACTTCGGCATTGCTTAGTGTTAGGGTAGCTGGCATTAGTCCTCCTTTAATAGATTCTCTTTAACACGGTCTTCAATGCTTAATTCTTCGTCTTCTTCTGGTTCTTCCTCGTCTTCAGATTTACCAGTCTCAGCCATGATCAATTCGTAATTCTTGGCTTTTAGATCGGTATTTTCACGGCGCAATTCTTCAATTTCCTGATTGCGCTGTTCGATTAATGCTACTTGACCGTCATTGTAAGACGTAAAAGCATCATTAATGTTTACTAAATACGCGGGATAATCTTCGATTTCATCAGTGATACCCGCAAGCAGCTCGAAAATGTCCACCTTTTACCTCCTAAATTAAAAGGGCTATTGGTAACAATTATATACCAATAGCCCATATATTTACAGATAGACCATACCGTCAAAGCGTCGAGCCAGGGACAAGGGACTATATCACCAATAGCCGTAAGGCTTTGTCTAATGATGATACTTTACACACTACTTATAATCGGCGGCGCTATCTGTATAAGTGATTTTATCTTAAAACCATCAATCGTTCAATCGTTATCGCTGGTTTAGCCAACGTTGCCATGCGCTCGCGGTGTTCGGTCCTAGAATGCCATCAACGGCAACACCGAGAAACAAGGCTTTGTCTAATGATGATACTTTACACACTACTTATAATCGGCGGCGCTATCTGTATAAGTGATTTTATCTTAAAACCATCAATCGTTCAATCGTTATCGCTGGTTTAGCCAACGTTGCCATGCGCTCGCGGTGTTCGGTCCTAGAATGCCATCAACGGCAACACCGAGAAACTTCTGCATAGCCTTTACGGTTTTAACGCCCATAAATCCGTCATCTTTTACACCAAATAATCGCTGCATAGCGCCTACGAGATTAGAACCATTACCACCGTTATAGTTGATAGCGCGTGAATCAATGCGCGGATAATAGCGCTTTTGTTTTGGGTCTTGGTTGGACATTACCCCATCTACAGGGGTTCCAAAATAACGCTGTGCCTTCTTGTTAGTATTAACGCCGATCCAACCGTCAACGGAAATAGCCCCAGAATTACCAGACGTGGTAGCAGAAGTGCTAGTGCCGCCTGTTGCTATTGAATCAAACGGAAAATTAACGCCTGGACAATCGGTTGCACATACGTCTTTATGACGTTGAACCGTGCTAATTCCGTACTTACTCTTTAGATAGGAAACGAGCTCCGCCCCCGCATTGCGCTGCAAATCGCCCATGTTCTCGCTCATAAAATCGCCCTCGAAGCATACCCCCAGGGAATCAGAATTAGACCCAGACGCGTGAGCGCCTATTTTGTTTTCAGGACGTAAGCGGTATATATTGCCATCTTTACGCACTAGGAAATGATAGCCAGCGCCAGACCAGCCATTATTTAAGTGCCATCGATGAATCTGTTCAGCGGTGCAAGACTTAGCCGCCGCATGGTGCAAGATAATGCGAGTAGTTCGTGAACGGTTAGACATCGCCTTAAACGATAAATTTGTTTCGATAATGTTCACGCTCATTTTTTATTCCTCCTTATTATCGGTAGTATTTTCGCCAAACAGCGACATGAACTTACTAGTTTTTAATTCGGGATTTATATCCCCTAAATTCTCCAAAATGCTGACAATTTCAGTACACGAAATATAAACGGCCACGCCCATATACACCGCGCTGAACACGTCAGGCAATCCAAGAATAGGCATCGACCACTCACACAGCCAGCCCAGCAATAACGCAAGGACGAAACTCAACTTGTGCATAAGCCCCTCGCGCATCTTGGTACTTGATAACTCACTCTTGATAGCTGCTTTTATAATACCCGAAACGAAATCAAGAATTATAAAGAGCATCACGACTAACGCCGCATATAATTCAATCTGCATTTATTACCCCCTTATGGTAAATGGTCTTTCCTCAAGTATAACGCCACCTTTTACCAGCTTAGGCACCAATTTATAACAATCTTTTGATAAGTATTTGTTATTGAAATTATTCATATCTTTAATAAGTTTCGGGTCATTAGTAAAACCTACCTTGAAATCATCAAAGCTCATTACATCTTTTAGCCCCTGCGGCATACCTGCACATGTATAGGAGTACTCACCATTATCAAGCTGCACCGCATATGTTTTAGGCCTGATAAAACGACACTTCTTAAATCGGTATTCACAATCGAAATAGCCCAGCTTCTTTGGATCTGTTTCTAGCCAGTCGGGAACATCACCGAAAGCCTTAATGCTATCGGTATCGCTGTATATATAATTATCGCCAAATTTTACCGCCGTTCTAATTAAATAATCTCGCGCGTAAGCGGTAACAAACGCTGCAATAGGGATATAAACGGGGTCGCGGTCTTCACCGTCCACAAGCTTGTATTGAACAGTATCATCTTCTAAAACGGGTATTTTCTTAGTTCCTTCTATCTTCTGACCAAATTTTCCATAAAGCGAATTATTGCATAGTTTCGCCTGAAAGCGTTCACCCGCATTGGTTGCGTGCGTCTTGTTGTAATTGTTAATATCTATGTAATCGTCAAACAATCCGTATTGGCTATTAAACTTATAAGCCCCTAGAAAGTCGATTATATTCAGCTCATACATATCTTGCATAAGGCTTAAATCAACGCTGGTAAACCATCCTATTAAGGGCTCCGTTATATTTCGCTGGTATTCCCTCGGATTGAATTTCGGATTGCCTTTAATCTGAATACAGGGCAAACACCCTGGCTTTAGTCGCGCGGTATACTCAATACATGCCACATAAAGGCCGTCTAATTCTCGTTCATCCATCACGAATTCAGGCAAGCCATAGGGATAAGATTTATAGCGCATCTGGTAAGGATACATGCTATTAACATCCAGCGACACGCCGTCTTTAATATAGGTCTTATTTTGATGCATCGGGTTTACATAAACATAACCGCCCCTGTAGGATTTGCGAATATCGTGATCCGCGCGTTTTGGCAACATAGGGAACAATTTATCAAATTTCTTACGTTCGATTAAATCTTTGTACGTGGCTAAACAATCCGCCGACGTGGTGAGCTTGGTGCCCATTTTAAGGCGCTGTTCCAACACTTGTGCCAATATGCACACATCGCGCCGTAGATAGTCCAATTCTTGTGCTGTCAACTCGTGGCCTGCTGGCCTATAGATATTGTAATTTATCTCGCCTTTGGTCATTTCAAGGTGATAGGTATTGGCTGCTTCGGCCAAGCTCATAGTTACTTTTTTAAGGCTGTCGGCAAAAACTATTTCTTTATCCATTGCGCGGAATTTAATCGAATAGAATCGTCCCATATCATCAATAACAGTGCTTAACTGCTTATTGTCGTTTATCTGCTCTACGTGCTTAAACCCATGCCGTAGCAGATAATCAATTATAAATTTACCATCGAAGGCCAGATTATGAAACCATACACGAGCGTTATTAAAATTTAAAATTGTATCTATAAAACTTTCTATTGAAACGCCGTAGATAAAACTATTGTTATCCCCTACCAAACAGACGCCCCATGCCCAAACAGGGTTTTTAGCCACTCCCTCTTCAGTTGTGTTGGTTTCGAAATCTGCTGCATATTCTGCATAATCCATGCCACTATATATTCTTTACAATGTTCAACATTGACCACACAACATCATAATTATCGCCTTTTGTTTCCTCGGCAACGCCTGAATGTCCTTTATCGTAATCCCGTTTATAGCGATAAACGGCGGTCAATGCGTCAAAGTCGGTATAATGATAAAGGTAATATATTTGATCGTCGTTTAAGTTATCGAGTATGTTGGCTAATTCCTCAGTTAGATAGCCCTCATCGCTTAGTCTGTTAGTAACTGATTCAATATAACCCCTATTCTGCTTCGTTAGGGCTTCGTCAGTCATAGACGCGTTTTTAACTGATCGATTATACGCTTTAATGGCATTTTCTAGCTGCTCTAATGATTTGAACGGGGTATTACGGGGTTCTACCTGCGCCACTAAATTTTCAGCGCCGCCGCGCCCGAAATCTTCGCGACTAATCTTTTCTGGCAAATTCTTAGTGATCGATTCTAGTGCTGCTACTACATCGTCAGGCTTGTTTAACTCCACATTATCGCGTATACTCTCAAGCCTTGCGCGGCGCTCTGCTCTTATTATGTTTCGCTCCGCTTCTGCAAGACGATATTCAAAGACCTTTTCATAAGGTAGCGCAATGCTGCTGTTTCGTTGCAGTACGTAATTAAGCGAATTCCCTTGTGTCTCAATTCGATTTTCACGTGAATTAAATTCTCGTAATTGGCGTGCATAGGCGTTTTGTTCGCGTGCGCTCATAGTCTGCACTTCGTCCCACGATTTAACAGGTACGGCCATTTGATTAATTTGTGCGTTCGTAACGCCCTTTTTTCGCAAGCGGTAAAGCTTGTTTCGTGCGTTCTTTTGCAAACGTGATAATTCTTTCTTACTAATAGCCATACCGCCCCGCCTTACTTCAGATAAATAAGCCCCTCCCCGTTAAGGGGTAGGGGCTACCAATAACTAAAATTTATAAAACATATTACATATCCAAATAACGATAGGTTCGACCATTGCGAGTTGCGCGGGTCTTGGTGACTACCTTAATAGGGTGATCCCAAGTCTTAGGCATACCATAAGAATTAATAAGCGCTTTTACAGATTCATAAACGCCCAATGAAGCCGAGAAATAACATTCACCCTCTTGGTCGATAAGGATAACGGCGGGGTTGTCGGTTTTTTCTCCTTCCTCGTCGCCACTAATAAAAGAGGAAGTAGTAAACGCAATGTCTACAAGATTAATATAAGTACCGTCCATATCTGACAATGGCGCGGCGGTGTTCTGTGCCTTGAATAAACGGCGTTTATCTTCGTCGGTTTCGACATCGAAAGAAGTAACAATCCCATAAGCGTTTACGCCTGTTTTAATTGCTTCGTCAAATGAGAGAGACTCATTAGTTTCGCGAATAAGTGCAAGTGATTCAGCCATTGTTAATTCTCCTTTACAGTAGCATGTTTAATAAAGTCATCTTCGGAAAGCTCAAAAACTTTGTTGGTCTTGATAATTCCCTTTAGTGTCGCGAAGTCGTTACCAGTTTCACGGCGTACCATTTTCAATAGGCGCATATCTGATACAGGCTTACCCGTATACGTGTATACTCCTAAATCTTTTTCGCCATCAGTTATCGTTGCTTTGACTTCTACAAATTTTTTGCGGATCATTTTCACCCCTTCCCCTGGTCTTTATTTATAAAGCGTCTAACCGCTTTACAACACTCTTTATATACCGTGTCGGTATCGTAAGCTATAATGCGCTGTTTGCTAGCAACGATTCTTCCTAGCTGGTCTTTACGTTTCATTACTAGTATAAGCTTTAGTTCGTAATAAGCATAATCACAGTCAGTTATAACTCTGATAAATTCCAATGATGGAAACGTGAGTGCAAGCGCTTTGTTTACTTCTTCTATGTCTACCATGAGAACCAGCTCGCAAGTGGTATCGTGAAGAATAGAATGATAGCGAGGCTTATGAGTGCTTTGTCGAAAGTGTTCATTTTAACACCTCACTAATCAGCATAAAAATAAGGTACAGAATAAACATAAGATTCTATACATGTAATGTAATCATCAATAATATAATCGGTACTCATCTTCTTACCCCTTCCCTTAACTGACACTTACAGTATAGCCGATATTTGTTATAATTACCAGGGTCAAATTTATTACTTGTTTTTATGGAGGTATTTTCACTATGAATAATTGGAAAGTTTGGGCATGGTTTGTTTTGTGTTGTGTTTGTTGGTGCGTGGTTGCGTGGTATGTGTTTTGGTGTGTTGAGTTCGGGTGAGTTGAACGGTGTTCAGTTTGGGTTTAGTTTTGGCGGGTTGTTTTGTGGTTTGGTTTGTGGTGGTAGATCGTGGTTGGGTTTGGTTGTTGTGTTTTGTGGCTGGGTTGGTGACTGATTTTGTGGTGGTAGATCGTGGTTGGGTTTGGTTGTTGTGTTTTGTGG